GTGGCTATGATTGAATGTTACAAAGCTGGATATCTACCTCTAATTCAAATACATGATGAATTATGTTTTAACGTTAGACCTGCAAAAGATGCAGATGAAATAAAAAAGATAATGGAAGATTGTATAAGTGAACTTAAAGTTCCCTCTTTAGTCGATGTTGCAATTGGTAAAGACTGGGGATCGGCTCAAGATTAAAAAAAGGGCAGAAAACCCTTGTATCAAATTAATGATTTTGTAAAAAATGTTAGTAAAGACTAAGTATCTGTTTTGTCTTCGTCTTTATCTACATCTAAAAGACCAGCTCTAGCGTCAATCTCACTTTGCTCATTAATCTTGACTCTAATATTTTTGATCTTTATGTCTATCCACTTCATGTCAGTAGTCACTCTACCCTGAGCTAACGCTTTGTTGGCCCATTGTGACTCCAACTGTAGTTTCTCCGATATTAACTTTTGTAACATCGTTGACCTCCTCCAAAGTAACAAAACAACAATTTGGATCACAGAATCCTTCATCTTTAGGTTTTATTTGGCCTTCAAAACCTTGTTTAAAGAACTCAACCAATGCTCCAAAATCGTCATCAGCTTTAACTTCCGCATCGTAGTAATTACTTTTATAACGAACTTGTATACGATACGTCTTCATGTATGTAGATTAATGAAAATGGGAGGAAAAGTCAAGTGTTATGCAGGATCACCCTTTTTATCAGCACTTGGTACTGCTCTGCATTCAAATTTAACAACTATTTTGTTGTTTTCTACGTATTCTTTATCAAATTCTTCAGTTTCTTCTAATGATCTAAACGCATTATGAGCAACTCTGTAACCCATTTCAACACAATCTGAATGACTGTTAAAAGTGTATCCTGGTATAAAATTACTTGGACAATCGTTTGATACCATGCTGCACATATATAAAACTAAAATATATTTCATAAAGCTACCATACGAGTTATTTTATTACTTGACAATCGTCATGTCAACACTATATTCATGGGACATGAAGAAATTGGTAGCTGAACAAACAACTATAGATACGGAAGTAAAAACCACCGACCAAGGATCAAGGTTAGATCTTAATGATGGTAATATCGAACGTTTCTCAGTTGAAATAGATAGGGATTCAAAACAAATAAAATTATTTGTTGGAACTAAAACAAATGATGTCATAACTATGGACGATCACACACGGTTAGAGAGAATCTTTAACACTTTGCTTAGTACCGTAAAGCAGAAGATAACTTTTTGGAAAGTAAATTAAATGAATGTATATAGTTGGAAAGAACTAAATCTAAAAGTTGATAGTCTTATTAAATCTGTGAAAGAATCAGAATTTAAAGATAAGGCTTTCATTGATATTATTGCTGGACGTATAGCAGATATTACATTAGTCCTGGGCGAAACTGGATATAATTTATTTGATAAGACAATTGCCAAAAGGATGATTGATGCAGAAATTGAGAAATGATGAAGATATTATTAATTTTAGTCGTTATGTTTGTTTTGCTATGGCTATCTTTTCCGCGCACGATTTCAATCTTGGTTCTAGCTCTATTGATAGGACTGACATGAGTTTAGGTAAAGGTATAGATCTTAATCACCCTGTCATAAAATGGGTAAAAATGTTAATGGAAAATTATGACATTGGAGATTTAATAGACGAACATATTGTAGGTGAAGACCCACCACTTAACGATGCAGAATGTCAAAAAAGATTAAAACAGTTTTTTGAAGCTTTTGAAAAAAAGACTGGGTACACACCAGAAAAAGCCATTAGAGATATACGTGGTTTCATGAATTAACAAGGAGAAAACAATGACAAAAGAAAATAAACCAAGATCAGAAACAAAAAAGGTAGTAATTCAATTAGAAGATTGGATTGATAACGTAGAAGCTTGGGAAGAAAACATCTATGCATTCATGGTGTATGGAAAAGATCTTCTAAAGTTTATGGTAGAGCAGCATCCTGAAACTAAAAAGGCATTTATGGAGGCACGAAAAACACCGAAAGGTAAAATGGAAAGGTCTCCAGACTATCCTTGTATGGTTAGTTTTACTGATGGTGAATATTTTGATCAACAAATTGAAACAGGGAAAAGACAAGCTGAGATTAAAGCTTTAACAGAACTTAAAAATGGTTGATCAAACTTTAGACGAGGTAAGGGCGGTGCAGGAGGCCAACAAAGGCCGACGGCACCAGGAGATTAAAAATGCCTACAAAAGAAAAATAACTAACTTCACTAAAGATTGTTCTGTTCAAAGTTTAGAAAAAATAGTAACACTAATTGAGAAAGAAGAGGAAAAATTATGAACGTGATGAGACATAAATCAGTTGCGGTACGCAAACCAGACTACGATGTTTTAAAAGGATTATGTGGCAAGGAACACAGAGGGCCTAGCCAGTACATATCGTTATTGATTAAAAAAGAAGTTGAACGACGGGCGAAGGATCGTAAAATGACTCCAGAAGCTTATGTTAAGAAGATATTAGTCGATAAAAAATAGCACTTGTATTGATATACAATTAAGAGTATAAGCGAGATAGTTGACGTACAACTATAAAAACGAATCATTTTATATTTACATTTTTCATTTTAATAACAATAATTTAGGAGTATTTGTGGCTGAACTAGACAACGCAATAAAACTAATCGCTTCTCGTACTAATCGTGAAGAGTTTAAAAAAATTAAATCTGTTATGTACGGATTATTTTGTGGAGCTAGTTTTGGATTTGATGATAGTGGCATGGCCTTCAGAGTCCACCTTGATCAGATTCGTAATAAAACAGATAAGGAGAAACTTAATGCGAGAGTATTACGCGTAGTTAAGTGACTTAAATGAGGGCTGGGTGATCTCTTTTGTCATCTACAGAGCTACCATTCTGGCCCAGTCCTCGTTTAATTCATTACCATGTTAATCGAGGAGCTAAAAACAGGATATGAGTCTAAAAAAATATTACCAGAACAGAAATTATGGAGGGCTGTTCTCCAACGCGCTTTTGAAGATGTTATATATCCTGGTTTGGAAAGACCGTTGGTGGTACAGAAGTATAAGGCACACGGTTGGTTCTCTGATGGGGGCGACGATTTTAATACTGTGTGTTCTTTGGCTGGGTTTGATTACACTTACGTATACGACACTTATCAACGAATGGTAGATAATGAACAGGTCTACTTCTCAAAAGATCAGATCAAATACATTAATTGGCGAAAAGAATATAATAGAAAAAGAAAAATACGACTTTGAATTAAAATATAGAATAGTTAGACGGTCCGCTAAAGAATGTAGTAAATGCGGTAAAACACAAAATTTACAAGAATTTTATTTTAAGGCTGGGAAACGAAGACTCCAGGCAGAATGCAGGACGTGTTTAAATACTAGTCGTATTAAAAAACACTCATCTAATCCAATTGAATATATTGACTATCTTACAAAAAATTTAAGAAATAATAGTATTCATAAAAAACGTAAAGAGTCTAAACTTCAACGTCATGAATATTTAGAGATATTTAAGTTGCAGCATGAAAGGTTCGGTGTCCGTTGTCCATACTCAGGCATAGAGATGACCTGGGAGCTTGGTTTAGGTAAGGCTAAAGAAACTAATATAAGTATTGATAGATTCGATTCTAAGAGGCCGTATGAGTGGGGAAACGTGGTGTTTTGCTGTTGGTTTGTAAACCGAATGAAATATGATTATACGGACTTAGAGTTCATTGGTGCGTGTGAGCATATTGCTAAAAATAAGGAAGGGTTTACTAAAGTGAGAAAGTATCTTAAAGAAAAGGCCCAGTGGGCGAAAAAAATCAACTAAAAAAACCACTGGGCCGAGAGGGAGTTATCGATACCCAGTTATGTTTTATTCATGTGCTACCTCCATGTCAACAATTTATCATGGATCACGGACGATGGCAAACAATATAACTTAGAACGATTCTAAATTATAGGATCTTATAAGGTACAGTAAGGTACGAACAGTTATGATGTGAAAAATAGTACCGAGTACACTGAAACCATGAAAATAGACTATTATCCTTATATATCAATGGTTATTCTTTCAGTGTAGTACCCTGAAAGTACACTGAATTTCAGTCTACTAAAGGTAACTCTACTGGTTAGCTGACCTTTTTTGTGGTAAGTATATATATTTAGATTATTATACCTATATAGATATTGAAAATTATGAATACTGTTGGAGCACTAAAGAAACGTTTAAAAGGAGCAGAGTTCTTAACACCGAAACAAAGAACATTTGCCGAGTATTTTGTATCTAGGTATCCAGACGTAACAAAAAAAGAAGCAGCTAAAGCTGCAGGGTACGCTGACAAAATTTGTGAGAAGACAGGTAGTTTATTAACTAATCCTGATAAGTATCCTCATGTGGTTGCTTACATTGAGAAGTTAAGAGATTCAGCCGCTAAGACTTATAAAGATCATTACAGGCATTTAAGAAGATTAGATGATTTATCAAAAATTGCAGAAGGTAAAGGACAGATAGCTGCTGCTATCAATGCAGAGTTTAGATTAGGTCAATCTGTTGGTTTATATGTTGACAAGAAAGAGATTAAAGTTCAAGACCTTTCAGCAATGTCAAAAGACGAATTAATAAAACAGATAAATGAGTTGCGTGATGAAATACCAAATAGCAAAGTCCTTGAAATCGAAGCCGAAGAAGGCGACGATTCGTTGGAAGACTGAGAAACAATTTTGGAACGCTTTTCATAAGCATCACAATTCTCATTTAATCTCAACTAATGTAGGAGTGGTAAGTGTCCATATTGAAAAAAAAGATAAGAGTTAATTACGAAGATGTTCAAATTGATCTTGTTTCACCTTCTAATGATAACGACAATCATTATTTTGGGGAGTATGATTCTGTAAAAAATGTTATTCAATTGGATAAGACTCAATCATCTAGATCACTTGCTAATTCACTTTTACATGAAGTATTACATTCAGTTATTTATCATACTGGTCTTAACTCAGACGGTAATTGTTTAGCTGCAGACAAAGATGAAGAGCTTGTAGTTAATAATTTAACTAATACTCTTTCACAAATAATTAGAGATAATAAATGGTTCTTACCTTACATACAAAAGAATATAAATTCAGGAGACAAAACTAATGAAAAAACAGGAATCAAAATTATACGAAGAGCTAAGAAAAGCGTTACCAAACGTACACTTTCAAAGAATAGAAACAAACGTAGGACTAGGAGTTCCAGACGTTAATGGGTGTTGTAAAGGTATAGAGTTTTGGTTAGAGCTAAAGGTAAGTACTGGTACAGCCCTTCGGTTATCTAAGTTCCAAAAATCGTGGATTATCAGACGTGGTAGAGAAGGTGGAAGAGTATTTATCTTGCGAAAGGCCCTCCCGCAGAGAGCTTTGAAACTGTACCAGTGGACATCGGCCATGATCCATGAGCCATCAACCCCCGCCCCGTTTGCCATCTTCCATTATCCCGTTGACTACGGCCACCTTTTACAGACCATCCTGAAGAGTCCTTCACCTGCAGCGCGGACCGTGCAGCTGGATCCGTGATTTCCCATCTCCCAACTCCCACTTCCCACTGCAAATCCAACACTTTTTAACCACGGATGGTGAGCTCAGGAGGCAGCTGGTACCGAGACTCGGGTGAAGCTGGGAAAATAAATACTTGACATCAGCGTGGGATAATATATATACGCACATGGTAGCTCAATCATCTCAAACTTGTTAGCTCCTGTTTGTCCGTTGGGCTACCGTCATCGTGGGGTACTCGAGAAAAAGCTTACCACTGTAGTCAAAGACTAGTCGCTCGGTGTTTATTGCGAAACCTATGATACCCCATTTCCCATTTCCCACTTCCCACCGCAGAACCAAGAACTGTGGTTTGTAAACTAAGCATCAGGAGGAGCTGGTACCGCTCGCTGGTCCGTGCTTCAGTCAGAGCGATCGGTAGATTACCTACGCACACACACGCATGTGTGAAAATTTTTTTTACTTTAGGCATTGACTTCTGATGCTAAACATCCTATATACATGGGATAACCAAAGGAGAACAACGATGACAAAAGAAACACAAGAAGACAAAAACAATTTATTGTTTAGCTGTCCAGAGCATGGAAAAGAAGCATACTTCAGTATTAAAAAATTTGAAAAGCACCCGAGATGGGCGAAGTCTATGGTGTATGTCTGGTTCAAGGACGACGAACGTGGCGACGAGAAGATGTGGTGTAGAATTTTCAAAGGAGATCTGAAGAAAGGTATTGGGATTCTAGACAATCAACCCTTTAACCAAATTCAATACAAAGTCGGTGATAAATTCAAATACCAAACCGATTCCAATGGCATCACATGGAAGGTAGGAAAAGCATGAGCATTGAAAAATTTTTGCTGGAAGGAGAGAAGGCAGAGTCCTTCACCATTGAAGATGTTGTCAAACATGGTTGCAGCGGCGGGATTATCCCGTCGCTGATTTACTATTATGATACAGTGAAGTTTCATGATGAACATGAAACCTGGATCTGGCAGCAGCTGTACCAACACGCCAACAACGATGGCATGTCGACCCTGCAATACATTTCCCGCTTAAACGGTGGAAAAGATGTGGGATCATTACGTCAATTGAAGAACCTGCTGAGCTGGTGGGCTGCAGAGGTAGCTGCACAGTACATCCTGAACGAAAGAGAGGAGGCAGATGAGTGCACTGGTTAGGTATATTATTTGGTTTGTTTTTGATGCGATCGGAGTGGGGGCGCGTGTTCGTGGGCCTGGCTTTGGTAGCGATATTCATTTAGTTCCCACATCCCGTGCCAAGCCCCAAGACTTTGAGTTTACAGATGAAGAGACTGGAGGCAGCTGGGACCGCTGTACCGAAACTGATGTGGTTTCCCACATCCCGCTGAAAGAAAGGAGTTTTGCTATGTATGAAGAAGCTAATGCATCTGGTACGGTCCGCAGCTCAGGACAGGAGTATGGAACTAATGTTTTCCCATTTCCCATTTCCCACCGAAAAGCTGAGGTTGATGATGTGAAAGATAGACATCAGAAGCACGGCGGTACCGCAAAAATTTTGCTTTTGTTCTATTGGTCGTTGGTTGGTTGGCTATTATTCAATCTGTGAGGTTAAAATAAAAAATGAAATAAATGTAAAATAAAGCTTGTTATGGTCATGGGATAATGTAAGCTTTCATTGTTATAAATATAAACAATAGGAGTATATAATATGACAAAGACAAAAGAGAAAGCACCTAAGTTGCTTAACAGAAAACAAACACAGCTAATTATAAATGGTTGTGAGTTGTTGGACAACAAAGCACAATTAAGCAGTGATTGGAATAGAATTATAAAACCAGAAATGGTTTTATTATTTGAGGAAATGAACAATCACTCATTAGTTGGTTTAGGAGTTGTTAAAAAGAAAACTCACTATTCAATTAACAGAAATGTTAAAGAATATAATATGTTTGATAGTGAGAATTTTAAAAAACAATATCCAGACTTGTTCAAAAAGTTCAGTAAAAAGAACATAAGAACAAACTGGACTTACTCAATCAGAGAGGTATAGTTCATTATGACAAAAGCACTAATAAAAATGAATGAGATTATATCTCAAGATAAGAACAATGATGAGATCGTTGCGGAGTTAAAACAATTCGTGGATATCTTAAAGAATAAAAAAGAAAGCACGATTGATTGGCAACTTGTTGCGGGATATCTTGATCAACAAGTCTTTGAATTCTTTTTAAGAAATCAGAATGATGAGAAGATCAAAGAGTTCGCAACAACTCTAGCAGGAAATCTTGCAGAGAAATTTGGCATGGTCAGAGATACAACGACTATGACACGACCTAATTAAACCTAATGCGTGGCGGATAAAACCGCCACGCTGTCCACCAGCAGTTCACCTGTCACCATCTCAATATTAGTATCTCTTTTATCCTACATACTAGATTTAGCGATTTTTACACACCCTACCCCCCAGATTTTGTGTATGTAACTTGACAAACAACATACGTGCAAAGTTAGACAGATATGATATAACCAAAATACTTATGGATTTAGATTTACTCCCAAAAGAGAAGTTAATTAAGGTAAAACAACTTCTAGATGCAAAAAAGATACTGAAAGCGAGAACAGAATTCCTTTACTTTGTTAAACAAGTATGGCCAGATTTTATATGTAGAGAAACAAATGAACCTTCTAAGTGGGGCCACCATCAAATAATTGCTGAAAAATTAACTCAGGTTGCTGAAGGCAAGATAAAGAGACTCATTATCAACATGCCCCCTAGACATACTAAATCTGAATTTGCATCTTTTTTGTTTCCTTCTTGGATAATGGGACTCCGACCCAAAGCCAAAATTATGCAAGTTTCTCACAATGCCGAACTCTCACAAAGGTTTGGTAGAAAAGTAAGAAACTTAGTTGACAGTACCGAATATAAAAAAATTTTTAATAATATGGGACTCCAACAGGATAGCAAAGCCGCAGGTCGTTGGGAAACTTCTGATGGAGGTGAATACTTTGCAGCGGGGGTCGGTGGTGCCATAACGGGTAGGGGTGCTGATGTATTAATTATTGATGACCCTCACACTGAACAAAACGTCATGTCTGATTCTGCTATGGAGAAAACCTATGATTGGTATGTATCAGGCCCACGTCAACGTTTACAACCTGGTGGGTCGATCGTGGTTGTAATGACTAGATGGGCTACAGATGATTTGACAGGAAGACTTTTAAAATCACAATCTAACACGGGTGCTGATAAGTGGGAGGTGGTTGAGTTTCCAGCAATCCTGGACGACGGAGAACCTGTATGGCCAGAGTATTGGAAAAAAGAAGAACTAGAATCTGTAAAAGCATCTATACCTCCTCAACGTTGGAACGCACAATATATGCAGAACCCAACTTCAGAAGAAGGAGCTCTTATAAAACGTGAGTGGTGGAAAAATTGGGAGTCGGAACATATGCCAGTTATAGAACATACAATTCAAAGTTATGATACAGCTTACCTTAAAAAAGAAACTGCAGATTATTCTGCCATTACTACTTGGGGAGTTTTTCGTCCTAATGAAGACTCACCTCGTCAATTAATATTATTAGATTCTTATAAGGAACGTTTAGAGTTTCCAGA